TAAAGAAAAGAAATCTAAAGCACGAAAAGATATTCCTTGGTCGGATGCTCGCCGTGCAGCTCAAGGAGTCCTAAAAAATGGTAAAAAGTAATCTTCTAGTCTTAGTTGCTATTCTATCTCTATCGGGTTGCGCACTTTTCACCAAACCTCAACCAGGCATTGAAGTTCAAATACAGCGTGTAGAAGTACCCATCGAAGTGCCATGTAAGGCTACAGTTCCTGCAGTACCATCTTGGAACTTCGATAAGTTAACTACCGCAAACGATATCTTCACTAAGGATCAGTATTTGTTAGCAGATAGAGAGCTACACCTTGGCTATGAGAAAGAACTTCTTGCGGCCTTGAGATCGTGCGAATAAGATTGAATTCTTGCATTAAATAACCAACAAGTTTATACTAGTTTTGATTACTCGGACAATCGCTGTTCATAATATAATGTTATGGGTAGAGGTAAGTTCGGGTCTGCACAGAGTAGGAGGGATCGCGCTGTGGGAGTGAAGTAAAGATGCCTCAGAAGCCACGGCTGCGTTTGAGTAAGCTAGAAAATCCGTGCTTTACTTCACATTTAACCACAACGATCACCGCAGCAACACAAACAGTTCTCGTTGACGCTACTCGCCGAGGGAACGGGTTGTTTTCAGTGTCCGATCTAACGCTGGCAACAGAGGAAGTTCAGGACTTGCGCCGAATGCGAGTGGGAGACTTCGGTCGTTATTACCACCGTGATATAGCAAGCAACACAAACAGAACCTGGGAACATTCGGCCTATAGGTTCGGGTTGTGGCAAAGATGAATGTTAGAGTTGAAACAGAATCCTGGCTATGAGGCACTGAAATTTTTATTACGGGTTGTGGCACTATTTTAGATAAATAACTCTATGTTCAAACCTACTTATTTGTATATAAAAACTCACAATATTACCGGACTAAAATATTTCGGTAAAACTATCGGCGATCCATATAAGTATAAAGGATCCGGAACTCGATGGTTGAATCATTTGTCGGTGCACGGTAATAAAGTAACCACTGAAATATTGGGATATTATGAAGTTTTAGAGGAATGCATCAATGCAGCATTAGATTTTAGTGAAAGATATAAAATAGTCGAGAGTGAAGATTGGGCTAATTTGGTAATAGAAGATGGTATTGATGGATTTACCGCTGATCACGGTAAGAGAGTTAGGAACAATTGGGAAAATCTCTCAGAAGATGAAAGACAATTTAGGAGAGAAAATTCTAATCCGTGGAAAAATAAATCCGAATTGGAAATAAGTCAATATAAAAATAATCTAAGAACCGCTATGGTCGATATGTATCAATCAGATGCAGGTAAAGCACTTCTAGAGCATAAGCAGCAGGTCGGTAAATCATTATTAGTAAATGGTAAAAGAGTTTTATCCGAAGAAGCTCGTCAGAGGATGAGAGACTCTGCGAATCGTACAAACGAGATACGAGCTGCTAAAAAGAATAAACCGTAGACAAATGATTGTCACTCGAAAGAGTACAGAAACCCGGCTATAGAGTAATCATTATGATAATGTTTTTTTTGAACCATAAAGAGACCAGTAAGTTTCTCACATACTTAAGAGAATGTGGTCTACCGGATCCAAAACCTATCGGTAAACCACAATATGCTGGAACGGCTGATGACTATAAATACTACCAGCAGTATATGGTAGATTTACAAGCATATGATTTAACGATGTTGAAGATGATGTTTGATATTAAGCACAGTTTATTTGAACGGAGGCAGTATGAAGATTCTGGAGATTAGGGCAGCAGAAGGTGGCGAAGATAGCGCATTATTCGTACACGATCTTGCGCAAGCATACCAACGACATTTTAACCGTGTTGGTTGACTCACCCGAATAATAAAAGATACACCATCTGAAGTATTTGTAGAAGTTCAAGGTGACGATCTAGGTAAACTAGAAAACGAAGCCGGTGGACACCGTATACAAAGAAATCCTCCCACTGAAAGAAAAGGTAGGGTGCATACAAGCACGGTAACAGTTGCGGTTATTGATCCTACCATACAGAAAATCGAGTATAAAGAGTCAGATTTTAAAATAGAGTGGTTCAGCGGCACAGGGGCAGGTGGGCAACACCGCAATAAACACCAAAATTCGTGCAGAATCACTCACTTGCTCACGGGGGAGGTGGCTACGGCACAGTGCAGATCAAGGCAAGACAGTCAAAATCAGGCAAAATCCGCGCTGCTAGAACAACTGAAGACTAAAGATTACCGTGAGTTCAAATCAGTACTAGATTCAAACCGTAAGCAGCAAGTAGGATCTGGAATGAGAGGTGATAAGATTAGAACATATCGTTTTCAAGATGATATTGTAAAAGATCATATTACCGGAAAACAAGCAAGTGTAAAACAGGTATTAAAAGGAAACTTTGATCTTTTATGGTAAATAGTAGACTATTTGGAGTATATTATGCGTATATCGGAGATTTTTGAGAACCTTGATGACGATGAAAGATTTGCATCGTCTACCGCCTATGACGCTGTCAATGTTACGTTCGAGAAAGAATGCAAGGACGCGATAGCAAAGTATAACAATATCTGCCATGAGGCTCATAAAAAGTATGGATCTACAGCCGAATACAAGAAGATTTGTGACATTGCACTTGCTGGCTATGATCGAGACTATAAGGCGGCAACTGCTGGGTTCCATCGAGAACTTGCGATTGTCCGTGCAAAATTCGAGAATAAACTCAAAAATATGGTCCCGGGTTCCAATCGTATTCATTAGGATAGCAGGTATTAAAAGGAAACTTTGACCTTCTGTGGTAAAGATGTTATACTTGTGTATGAATAAAACATTTACTATTGACTTTGATTCGATTGAAAGTTGTAAGAGATTACAGAATACTCTTAATTCTCGTATTGGAGAACTACAGTGTAGAGATCCTGGGTATCTTAGTAAGAATGATCGTATAAAAATGGTTTTTGAATCTTGTATTTCTATTTTTGAAACAGATATTTCTCATTTATACGATATATCTAAATATGATTTAGAAAGAAAATATTATGTTTACGCTCATTGCGATCCTGGATTTCGTATTTCCCCTAAACGCGAAGGAAGAAGCACTTTTGCCGCTACACTAGGATTTAGTAATATGCCTTTTTATATTGGAAAAGGTTGCGACAATCGTGCCTATGATCTAAATAGAAATGAATCACATAGAAAATATCGTCAAAAAATACAGAAGTTTGGAAAAGATATTGAAGTAAAAATTCTAAAAGAAAATCTATCTGAACTCGAAGCACTAATGATAGAATCAAAACTTACTGATATTTTTGGTACACTATCGTGTGGTGGTAGATTAGTTAATCTAGACGAAGGCATAAATAGTAAAGAACGGCAAGATTTATATCGTATCTATTTAGAAAAAATAAATAAAGTTTATAAGAATTCTGTTGGAAACTGAACGCTAAGAAGAAACGTCTGTAAGACACGGGGTTCGATCCCCCGTACGGTCCACCAGTAAGTATATTTAGGATGCCTCAGAAGCCACGGCTGCATTTGTAAGCTAGAGAATCCGTGCCAAGTATACTTTCTAATGGGCCGGACTTGGATTCGATTACAGAAACAGTACCCGAGGCTTAGGAATCGGTAGGCGATGACCGTAAATCAAGCACAATCGTAAATGCAAACGCAAATACAAATGGATCTCTAGTAACTCTTGACCTATCAGCCTTTGCTGATAGCGATATGGGTCTAGAAATGGTTGCTTAATAACCAACCAATCCCGGGGCAGGTAAATGCCTTGTAACCAAAACCACCAGTAGGGGCTTCGGCCCCTATTTTTTTGATAAATATACTTATGAAACAACGTAAGCTTATCGAAAAAGTATATAAGGCTTGCCTTGAACATGACCAAGAAAAGCTTAAGAAGTTGCAAGAAGAAGAGTTCAGAAAGATTTTCAAACATAAAGAAGAAGGTAAACCGTTTAGCACCAAGTGGACGGTAGTAAGATTCTAAAATAACAAAGTTTTTGGGCGAATATGAAGAAATCATATCGTAGTATCTTTATCTCTGACGTGCATTTGGGATCAAAAGATTGCAAAGCAGAAGAACTTATCGATTTCCTCAAAAACCATACCTGCCAGACATTATACCTTGTAGGAGATATAATCGATGGTTGGAAAATGCAACAAAATCGTCTAAAATGGAAGCAAAGCCATACAGATGTACTTAGAAAGATTCTAAAATTCTCCAAAAATGGAACAAGGGTTGTTTATATAGCAGGTAACCATGATGAGTTTCTCCGTCCATTCATTCACTACGCAAATAGCTTCGGGATGATGGAAATACATAATCAAGTTGAACATGTAGGTGTAGATGGTCGTCGTTTTCTTGTTGTACATGGAGATATGTTTGATGGTATTACACGTTTAGCTCCGTGGCTAAGCTTTTTAGGTGATAAGGCATATGACACGGTGCTTTCTCTTAATTCTAAATTCAACTGGATTAGACATAGACTTGGTTTTGGTTATTGGTCACTTTCAAAGTTTTTGAAACGCAAGGTGAAGAAAGCAGTTGACTTTATCTTTCATTTCGAGTATAATCTTGCGGCCTACTGTAAGAAGAGAGGTTTTGATGGTGTTATATGCGGACACATACATCATCCAGAAATTAAAGTTATTGATGGTATAATCTACATGAATGACGGAGATTGGGTTGAATCTCTAACTGCATTGGTTGAAAATTATGATGGCGAATGGGAAATTGTGCATTGGCCAAAGAAAGCAAAGAAAGAAGATAAAATTGAACAAGAAAATATTAATAGTTACGGATAATCTCCCAGATCAAGTCAATGGCGTAGTTACCACCTTCAAAAATATTGAAATCCAAGCAAAGAAAGATGGTTTTGATATCGAATACATCAATCCGAGTATGTTTCCTCATGTATCTGTGCCTAAATATCCCGAAGTAAAGCTTTCTTGGCCATTTGTTGGTAAGCATATTAAAAGAATAAATCCAGATCATATTCATGTTGCAACAGAAGGTCCGCTTGGACTTGCTACGCGAATATATTGTGATAGGCATGATATGAAATACAACACTTCTTATCATACCAAACTCCCAGAATACATTAAAACTATCTATGGTATCCCCGAATCATGGACATATAGATACGTTCGTTGGTTTCATAAGCATAGTGGGCGCGTACTTACCACTACCAATACAATGGTTAAGGATCTTGCGGCACACGGATTTAGGACTGATATTAAGGCCTGGACACGTGGTGTTGATAGAGATACACTGAAACCCACAATTGAACATAAATCGTTTTATATAGGACTCAAGCCTATTGTTCTTTATGTCGGACGTGTTTCAAAAGAAAAGAATTTAGATGTTTTGTGTGAGTTACAAGACAAATATAACATAGAGATAGTGGGTGGTGGTCCTTATCTCGATTATCTAAAGAAGACCTATTCTAAGGTTAAGTTTTTAGGATATCAGAAAGGCTCGGAACTAGCAGATAGCTATGCCCGCGCAGATGTATTTGCTTTTCCAAGCAAAACAGATACATTTGGTATTGTAATAATTGAAGCCCTTAGTTTAGGTACACCAGTTGCAGCATTTCCTGTGCCAGGTCCTATTGATATATTAGAGCAAGGCCTAACAGGACATATGAGCAATGATCTGTCCAAAAGTATAGATATATGTGCTAAATTGAATAGAGACCGTGTTAAAACGGCCTCTATGAAATGGACTTGGGAAAA